GTGGCGTTCCCGAGCGCACCTCACGACGACTATGTCGACGCGGCGTCGGGTGCAGTGGCAATGGTAGCAAGACCGGCTTTTGAATGGAGCTTTCGATGATCACATATCCCAATGGGTGGCTTGACAACATGCGCCAGACTGGACGACTGGTGGGCGCGGCGGATGCGTATCGTATGGTGCCGATGGTGTACCGTGCGGTCAATCTGCGGGCCGACGCCGTCTCGAGTGTACCGTTCGCCCTCCAGCGCAACGGCGAGACGGTCGACTGGCCGTGGACCGCGAACTTTGCGCAACTCATCAAAGAAACCGAGCGCAGCCTGTTGGTGTATGGTGCCGCGTATTGGCTGAAGGTGGTCAAGGGTCGGACCCTCACCGGATTTGTCGCACTGAACCCGTCGACGATGACCTACACGTTCAACCCATCACAGGGCGACATATACCAACCATACAAGGGCATGCAGTGGTGGCAAACCGCCAACGGGAAAATGTATGGACCCTGGACAATCGACGATATCGTCTATTTTCGCGAGCCGTCGTTCGTCGATGACGTCGGGCCAGGCGTGGCGCCCGTGTCTGTCGCACTGACCGACGCACAATTGACGCACTACCTCAACGCGTTCGCGATGGCATTCTTTCAGGGCGGAGCGCAACCCGTTACTGTGATGAACACGTCCGAATACACCGACCGGGCAACCGCGGAACAATTCGAGGCAAGCGTCAACGCCAAGGCGGCTGGGGGAATCGTCAACGCGTTCAAGTTCCTATTTTTACGGGGTGGTGACGTCAAAATTACGCAACTGACCCCTCCCCTGGACTCCCTGCAGATGCCCGAATTATCGGAACGGGCAATCACGGCAATCGCCGCGACCCTCGGGGTGCCACGCACCATGCTGGAGGCATCGGCCGCGAACTACGCCACAGCCGACAGCGACCGCCAGTCATTCTGGCGCGAGACGATCGTGCCGCGGCTGGCTTTGTACGAGTCCGTCATTAATACGCAGGTCATGAGCCCGATCAAGTACGAATTGATATTCAAACCCGAGACGATGGATGTCTTCCAGGTCGACGAGGCGGCCCGTGCGTCGTCGTTCCTGTCATACGTACAGGGTGGCATCCCGGCACGATCCGCAGCCCAACTGTTGGGCATCGACAACCTCGACGAGTACTGGCCAGCGGAGCCGGAACAAAGCACGACACCCGAGACGGTCGCAATCCCCGACGCGCCACCAAACGAGGATGCGGGCACCACGCCGATCGTGATGGTCCCCGATGCAACCGCGAGCAAAACCGCTGGGGAGTGGGCGCTCCTATCAAAAAAAATTGAGCGTCGAATCAAGACCGGGCGCGATCCCCGCACGTCGTTTGATTCGACGCTCATCAGTCCCGACCGGGTCGCGTCGGTGATGTCGCGGTGCATCAAGGGAATGACCGTGTCGGCACTCGAGGACGTCATCAATGAGGTCAAGGCTACGGTTGACGACCTGACACCCGAGGAGCGGCGATTGTACGACCGTATCGTCGCCGACATGCAGCGCAAGGGTCAATCGTGGGCGACGTCCGTCGCCAAGGGCGAGGTGGTCGACCCTACCCTGCAGGACATCATTAAACCCGCGCTACAGGTCGAATTGGGGCGCACGATGACGACGGGCATCGACAGTCTGGGGGTGAAATTCGGACCCCAGATCGACCCGGCGAAAACCGGCGAGTATGTGCAGGATTGGCTGTCGGAATACGTGCCCGATCGGTCCAAAGAAATCGACGACAACTCCCGTAAAATCCTGTCTCGGGTCGTCGAACAATACCGAGTGACCCCGTCGATGACCAAAGAAGACATCGCATACGCACTCCGCGGATCGTACGACCAGTCTCGAGCGATGTCGATCGCCATCACCGAGACCACGCGTGCCGCATCGCAGGCGGTCAACTCGTACCGGTCGCACCTCGGGTCGTTGGGATTTTCGACGAATCGCACCTGGGTAACAGACAACGATGACCGGGTGTGTGCAATCTGCGGGCCACTGCACCTCGAGCCCGAGGAGGAGTGGCTGATTGACTACCCAGACGGACCGCCAGCACATCCCCGGTGCCGGTGCACCACGTCAATCGGGATTATACGGGAGTAGTCATGGCATCAATCGAGGTCGAGTACATCGGACGGATCAGCGTCGCCCGGATGCAAAACATGGTTGAGGCGGTGACCCTGGCGTATGCCACCGAGGTTATGAAAACCATGCGGGACGCAATCCCCAGACCGCCACAGCAGGGCGCGCAAAAGTACAAGTCAGAAAAGCAACGCCGCTTTGTGATGGCGTCGATCCGGCGGGGCGACATCACGGTTCCGTATTTGCGGGGCACCGGTTCCAAGCTGAACCCGTCGCACGACCTGAACGCCGCCTATCGGGTCGACAAATTGGGAACCGAGGCAGTCCTCGCCAGTACGGCACCGTATGCGGAATACGTGGTCGGCGACAAACAGGCACCGATTCACCAGGACCGGTGGCCGACTGCGGTCAAAAGTCAGGAGACGGTGCAGCAATCGGGATTAATCGAGTACCTGGTACAAAAAGCGATGGAGAACGTCTGATGGATGAAACATACACCGCACCACAGGACGTCGCCGATAATGCACAGCTCGCGCTCGACGTGCGGGCAACCAAGCCGGAATCGGAGCGCGGCATGACGTCGGTCGGGCTGGCTCGTGCCAACCAACTGGCGAACCGCGAACCGGTCAGCCTCGAGACGGTCCGACGGATGGTGGCGTATTTTGACCGCCACGAGATTGACAAGGAGGGCGCAACATGGGGTGAGCAGGGGAAGGGCTGGCAGGCGTGGCACGGCTGGGGCGGGGACGAGGGGCGCGCGTGGGCGCGTCGTATTTTAGAGGAGAACACCATGAGCACGAAGGCATCACGCCGACACAGTGAGTCCGACATGGAATCACTACGGACCGCAGCGCACCACGTCAAACAGACGATGAAATCACTGCGATCCGTCGGCTATGACGGCATCAAACCAAAAAGCGTAAAAGCCCTGGACGAGTCGGTCGTCCTGACTGATCGCCAGATCGCACTATACGACGCGATCGAGATGACGGTCGAGGAGTACGGGCTATTCGACCGCGGCATCGGTGGCAACGGTGCCCACTATGTAACTGCAGAGAACAACCCATTCGCGACCGAGGGCATGGCATGCAAAAACTGCGTTCTATTCCTGGCGAACCGGTGCGAAATCATCGACGGCGAAATCGAGGAGAATTCACTGTGTAAATTCTGGATTATTCCCGAGGCTATGCTGACGATGAATGCCCCAGACGAGCCGACCGACGAAGGCGAACCCGCACCGGCGGAATCCACCGTCGAGATCGTTGACCCCGCGACCGCATCTGCACACAACGACGACGAGGACATGATGAAATCCGCGGCACTTGACGGCAATGCGATAATAAACGCAGAGGCAGCGAAAAACTTCGCACGTCGACTGATGGGGCGTCAATGAACTCGAAACCATACGCAATCAAGGCGACCGCACCGTTCACCCTTGCGGGTCGCGGTGTCGTTTATGGCGGGGTCGACCTGACGGGCGACCGATTCAGTGCCGACACCGACTTCGGATCGACGCGGGCATTCCTCGGGATGCCTGTCTACTATGACCATGCGATGAGCGGAATCAAATCGCAGATTGGCACGGTCAAGGCGTGGACCCCGACGGACGATGGCATCGACGTGCAAATCGAACTCGATCGCCGGCACGCGTACGCAGCCGACGTCATGAAACTGGCCGAGTCCGGGGCGCTTGGTCTGTCGACTGGTGCGCTCCCGCACCTCGTCGAGCGCGTCGACGGCGAAATCAAGCGGTGGGTGGTGGGTGAAATATCATTAACCCCGACCCCGGCGGAACCGCGCACCACAGCAGGGATAACGACCAAGGGAACCGCGCGCACTGCGGCGGATGACGGTCTGACCAATACATCAGCAGCAATCAGCACAGAGGACACCATGAGCGACATCAAATCAGCAGTCAAGGCCGCCATCATCGAGCTGGCCGGAGAACCCGTAGCAGGCGGCACCATCCACACCCCAGGCGTCAAGGCAACATTGCCAGCAGCCGTCGAAATCGAATCACCCTACGCATCGAACGAATACTACAACGCACACAAGAGCTTCATGCGCGGATCGTCCGACGCTTCGGTCATGAACACACTGACCAACGCAAAGAGCGCAGCAGCTGGCTTCTACAAGACGTTGACCGAAGCCACCAACAACGACGGCGGCTATACCGTTCCAACCACGATCAACCGCGAGATTGTCGCACGTCGTGACGAAATGTCATTTCTGGGTCAGGTGGCGTTCACCCGTGTCACCACGGAATCGTGGAAGCATATCATGCCTGCGCAGAGCACCAAGGCGACCCCAGGGATCGTCGCCGAAGGCGTGACCGCAACGGCCAGCGAACCAAACCTTGCCAACTCGAAAACGATTCAACTGTACAAGGACACTCTCGAATTCGCATTGTCCGACGAACTCCTGGCCGACACGTCGTCGAACCTCGAACAGTTCATTCAGAACGAAATCGCGCGAGCGATGGCGGTCAGTGCAAACAACTACATCGTCAACGGTTCCGGTTCATCGCAGCCGTACGGGTTGCTCACCCGCGTGACGAACACGTACGCATTCAGCGCAACGGCAATCACCAACGCACAAATCGTCGGTCTGAGCACGGACGTCGCTGGCGAATACCTGACCAACGGTCAGACCGGGTTCATCATGCAGAACAGCACCTGGGGCGCACTGAAGACGCTTGACCTGACCAACTACAACCGCATCACCGAGACGCTCAACGGACAACGAACGGTCGAAGGTTGGCCGGTAATGTTGTCGGCACAAATCCCAGCAATTGCCACGACCAACAAGTCGATCATCTTCGGCAATTACAACTTTTACGCATTCTGTGAGCGCACCTCGGGCGTCCAAATCGAGCGCTGGCGCGACATCCGCAAGGGCTTGACCTACGTCGTGGCATCCTGGCGCTACGGTGGCGACGTGACCCAAATCGAAGCCTTCGCACTTGGCGTTCACGCTTAGTCAATCGGGGAGGTGTCAAGGAATCCTTGACACCTCCCCATCGTAAGGAGCCCCAATGAAAATCCAAATGATTCACGGTATTGTCTTTCGTGTCGGCAAAGTTAAC